TTGTAAGTCTTGTAACTTATCAACTGTATCAGCAACTTGTTTAATAAGATTGCCTGCAACTTCGTAAGCACGAGGATGTTGACTTTCATTTGCAATATCAAGTATGCCTTGAATTGCGTCTTGGCCTCTTTCGATTAGATTATAATAGTTTTCTCTACTGTATTTGTAATCATTATCCACATCTTCTTTTTCTTTGTCTTCTATTCTAGGAACAGGTGGAGTATATTCTTTTTTGACTACAGCCTTTGTAACAGGCTTGTCGTTAGAGATACCAAGGGCTTCGTTTATTTTTTCGTCTATGCTCATAATTATGCGTCACCATCTGTACTCGGATCGTAATTTTTAGAGTCCGTATAGGTACTTATAGTTGTTGTAAACCCGAAGTCATCATTTGCGTCAGCTGATGTGGGATCTGGTACAACAACAATTCTTTCTTCTCTTTTAGGATCTCCTGATGTATCTGTATATAAATCAGTTTGTGTTTCTTTAATAACACTTTTAGAATAAACAGGACCATACAAATATGTTTTAGCGGTAAAACCTAAAGTATAGTTTACAGCTCTTCTTGTTGTAAATGCACCATCATATGTGTCTTCATAATTGACACTATTTAAAGTTATAGGTACATCTCTTTTAATACCCATTTCAGGAATTGCATTTATAGTTACTGTATAGTCAGGTTGAAAATATGGTAGCAGTTGTTCTATTATTTGTAGTCCATCTTCAGCTGTAGCAGTAAATGAGTATAAATTGAATGATATGTTGTAAGGTACAGGATTATATTGATAATACATTTTACTTGCGTCTGATGTATTAACATTTTTAAATTTACCAATTCTTTGTAACTTACGAGATGAATCATATCCTATGCCTGATATTTCAAAACCCATACGTGGTAAAGTTATAGCCATTTCTCTTTGATCTAAATTAGGTTGTTGCTCTAATCTTACTAAAAACTTTTCTTTTGGTGAATATGCTAATGGTACCTTTATCTTTTGAACAACATCTCCATCACTATTTGTTCTATGAATAACAATGTTATTAAAAATTGTACCAAATGCTACAACTACTTTTCTTAATGACTCGTGGTAAAATTGTTTTCCAAACATTATTCGTCTACCTCACCAAATGGATTACGTTCCGTAAAATCTAATATATCATCATCTTGCGAATCATATGTATCATTGTCAGCATAATCTCTTGTTTGAGTGGCTAAATTAAAATCATCATTTTCTAATATTGCATAGTTATAGTTACCTAATATTGAGTCACTTGACTCAAGTAATAATCCACCACCATCTTCTAAAACTAGTTGATTTTGTAATTTATCTAGCGATAACTTGTCATCAGCTTGATCAATTTCTGGCATACCAGTATTAAGTTTTTCTGAACTATATTCAAATCTAGTTGTTTTTAATTTGTAAACTGGCAAGTTACCTAATTGAAAGAATGGCTCTTGATCTTCAACAAACTGTATTTCAAAAAAACTATTCATCAAAGGAACGTAAATAACATCACCTTCATTAGGTCTTCCTGTTTTTATAAGTGTTGCCATATTATCAACTTGATTTTGCCAACGTCTTTTTGAAATTACAAACGTTGTGTCTTCTCTTATTTCTAAACCAAATTTAGATACCAATTCTTGTTCACCTGCAAATCCTTCAGTTGTTTCAACATACATTTCTAGCATATATGATTGATCAAATTTAGAAAGAGTATCCTCTCCTAAAACTAAATCGTGGTTAACAAGTGTTCTTGGTAAATAGTAACAATCGTGGCCGTAAATTTTTAGGCCTTCTATGATTAAATCTTCGTGTAATCTTTTTTCAGCATCGTTTCCGATACCGTTACCGCCTTGAAAGTAATGATTGACTGGCATGTCATTATCCTATCATATATGTTACAGGCGTTTCGTATGTGCCTCTTATTTCTTCTTCTAATTTTCTTATGTCTTCTTGTGCCTCTGAAAATAACTGTTGACCATTTAGTGATACTCCACCAATCATAGTCACACCATTAAATTTTGAAAGGTTTGCACCCCATTGTCTTTTAAATAAGGCTGTGACATATCTTTTTAAGTATATATCGTTATAAACATCTGTCATAACTGTAGGGTCTAGTTTTCTAAAACATTCAATTACAAGATACTCACCAACTGTAATATCAGTCTTCCAATCCATGTCTATAAACAACTTATTGTTATATTGATTAAATCTGATAGGTTTTTCACCAACTAATATATGATCTAAAAAATCTAAATGTTTCATTACCATTTCGTAATGAATAATTGAAGTAGATGAAAAATCATATAGATCATTTAATCTCATTTGATATCGTATATCAAACATATTTTGATTACCTCTATTTGATAGAGGAAATATTCTTGTAACTGCTAATACAGCTTCTGGTACTACTATGAAATTATTTTGTTCAGTCCATGCAGTGGTTACAGAATTTTTAGTTATACTTGAAGACGTATCTCCATCAGGAGATTTAATTCTATCTACGTCTGCTTGAGTTACTTGATATTTTAGATATGTTCTTTCAACACCATCATAATGATATTGAGCAAAGTATTGTAACGCTTCATCTAATCTATCTTCTAATTGATCGTCATCCGCATTAATTTCAATAACAGGCTTACCTAATGTTCTTAAAGCGTACTGTTTTAATTGTTCTCTACTTGCTGGGTTGGCCATATTAATCCTTTATTACTATTTATATGATTTTCCATCTAGCAATTACACGTACCTATAGTAATCACAAAATAACGTTTTATGATGTAGATTAATAATTTTTACGTTGCAGAACCGTATAACGATTTAACTACAGATCCAGCAGAGTCTAAAATCTGTAACTGAACAGCACTATTCAAGTTTGATGAAGTCAAACCAGAGATTGTGTTTGAACCAGCAGCAATCGTTTTGTTTGTCAACGTTTGAGTACCAGTTAAGTACGTAATATCAGCTGTATCAGATAAATCAGTTGAAGCGATTGTGATGTTTGCACTACCGTCAAATGATTGGCCAGCAATTGTTCTAGCAGTTTCAAGTGTAGTTGCTGTACCAGCATTACCAGTTGCGTCACCAGTTAGGTTACCTTCAAAAGTTGAAGCAACAATTGTACCACTTGCAATTGTTAAATCACCAGTGTCACTTGCAGTTGCAGTTGTAGTACCAAATATAAACTTATCAGCACTTTCATCCCAAGCCATAATCGCATTGTCACCAGTACTTCCTCTTTCGATTAAGATACCAGTATCGTTAGCGTTTGAAGCTGCACCAGAGTTTAATTCTATTAAGTTATCTGTAATAGTTGTATTTGTAGATGAAACAGTTGTAGTATCACCATTTACAGTTAAGTTACCTGTGATTGTTGCATTTCTACTAACTGTTAAATCTCTAGCAACTGTAAGGTCACCATCTGGAGCCAATGTTAAAATAGTGTTTAAAGTTCCACCACTATCTGTACCAGACCACGTAGTACTTTGTCCGTGAACTTGGTTTTTGAAGTGCCATCCACCGTTTGCTGTTGGATATGATGAAATCACTTGACTTAAACCACCATTATAGTAGTTGAAGTATAGATCCATAAACCCTTCAGAATTGTTAGTTGTATCACCTAATGTAATTCTAGCATTAGATGACGTTGCGTAAATTTCATAACCTCTTATAATATTATCAGATGTAAGGTTACCTATAACTTGAGTAATACCATTACCATTTGGATCTAAAACGATATTTCCGTTAGTATTTGTTGATGAAATTGTGTTACCATCAATTGTAATGTTATCTACGTCTAATGATGTTAAACCAGATAAATCTGTATCACTAGCACCTAAAGCAACTGTAGTAGAACCAATAGTTACACTATCATTTGTTAAAGATGAATTACCAATATTTGATAATGTGTTTGAAGAACCACTAATTGTTTTATTAGTTAATGTTTCGCTACCAGCCAATGTAACAAACGAACCATCACTTAATGCACTATTAAATTCAGCAGTTGTACCACTTACTGTATTGTTTGTTAAACTAATAGTTTTATTAGTTAATGTTTGAGAACCAGTTAATGTTGCAACAGTACTATCAATATCTAAAGTAATTGTATCTGTTGTAGCAGTTGATGTTAATCCATTACCACCAGCAATTGTGAAAGTATCTGTACCAACTGTGATTGTGTCTGTACCACTATCACCAGCAATTCCCATATTTGAAGATATAGAAGCTGTACCAGCAGCAGTTAATCGTCCTTGAGCGTCAACTGTAAATGTTGGAATTGCAGTTGAAGAACCATAAGAACCAGCAGTTACAGCTGTGTCGTCTAGTGTTACTGTTAATGTGTTTGATGAACCAGATGTGCTAATAGCAGTTCCACCAGCAACTGTAAATGTTTCACTATCTAAATCAATTGATAATGCACCACCAGAGTCACCTTGGAAGTCTAAATCAGAAGCTGTAACTTGAGCGTCAACATATGCCTTAATAGATTGTTGAGTTGCAAGTTGTGTAGCAGAGTCAGATGCCATATTGTCTTCATCTAATATAGCAGTACCTGAAACGCCTGTGTTTAATACAGCACTTGTTAAAGTTTTGTTTGTTAAAGTATCTGTTGTCGCTTTACCAACTAATGTGTCAGTAGCGTCTGGAAGAGTAATTGTTCTATCAGCAGTAGGGTCACCTGCTGTTAAAGTTAATTCGTAATCGTCACTTGTACTACCTTCAAATACTAATTGATTTTGTACTTCAATAGTAGTTGAGTCTACAGTAGTAGTAGTTCCTGATACTGTTAAGTTACCTGATACTGTTAAGTTATCATCAACTGTAACTGTACCACCAGCTGAATCTATAGTAAGATTTCCTGATGATGTATCTATTTCGTTATTTCCTGTTACACCGATTTGAATGTTTCCTGATCCATCTCCAATGGTTTCACCACCTGCAGTAGATCCATCGTGTAAACGAAGTTTATTTAAATCTGTATCTACCGTTAATTCACCGACTGAACCTGTATAGGCATCGTTTTCAGCAGTAGTACCTCTTCTTAATTGTAAAATTGTTGGCATTGTTGTTCTCTCCCTTTTTTTAACAAACTAACTTGTATTATTTATAATAATGAGTTGTTTAACTCCCTTTGTTTTTAATTTTTAAATATAACCAAAATCAACTATTCCAACTGCCGCAACAATTGTTCCCATATCAATAATATCGAAACCTGGATTTTCACAATCCGTTATTACTTGTTCTAAAGAAATCCCAAAAGCATCTACTGGTGAATTATTAACCCCAGCTTCACCACCACTCAAATAAATTGTTTGTACTGCTGATTTGTCTAAAGAAGTAGCCTTCATTTCAGCAAATCTGACTTTACTACTATCTATGTTGTTTCCTATATAAGCCATTTAATTTCCTTATGTTGAAATATCATCTACTGTACTTACAATAACATCAAGTGAACTAGCAGTATTAGAAACGACTTTTAAAACGTCTCCACTTTTTACTACGTATTTAGCCCCACCATCTATTACTTGTAAAGCACCACCACTTTGAATTGGTGCACCTTTAACAAGGTACACATCATTTGAAGAGTCAGCATCATTTAATATTACATCAACTTTTATTTCAGCCGCTGTAATATTAGCGCATCCTATACCGATTATTGTGTCATAACTATCAGCCGTAAATACTGTTGTAGCTGAGGTTCCAACGTTTCTTGCTGTGTATCTTCTAAAATTCTGTGCCATATTTTCTCTCTCTTATATTTATATATTTATAATGCAATTGCCATAGCAATAGCAAAACCTTTTGTTGCTCTGTTGTCTATTTGTGTTTGAATACTTGATGTAACACCATCTAAATAATCAAATTCAGTATTACTTACTGATCCAGATGAAATCTTAGCAGCATCAATACCTGTTGTTAATTGACTGTCTCCAATATTTGATATTGTATTACTAGAAGCGTCAATTGTTTTATTAGTTAATGTATCAGTAGAACTTGCTGTTATATAACTTGTTAAATCACTTGTCAACGCAACTGTACCAGTTGAGTCAGGTAATGTTATATTTCTGTCTGCTGTTGGGTCAGTAACCGTTAGTGTTGTTTCAAAATCGTTTGCT